GTGGCATCCTTCAAGTTTGGCAAGATCCCAAAGATGGCGGTGTTTATGTCGTGAACGGTCACAACCGACTTGCATTAGCTAAAAAACTAAATGCTGAATCTGTCACTGTAAAATTAATTGATGCTAAATCTCCAGAAGAAGCCCGTGCTATTGGTGCGTTAACAAATATCGCAGAAGGTCGAGGCAATGCTCAGGATGCAGCTAAATTCTTTAGAGATTCTGGTTTAACAAAACAAGACCTAGAGAAAAAAGGCGTACCCATGAGGGAGAAAATAGCTGAGGACGGGCTGGCTTTAGCTAGTCTAAGTGACTCTCTATTTAATAGAGTGGTACAGGGTCAAATCCCCGAACAAAGGGCTGTTGTAATTGGTTCTAAAATTAAAGATCACCGCCAACAACAAGACTTACTAGAGTTAGTGGAAAAAGAAGAGAAAAAAGGCAAAAAGATCACTAATGACACCATAGAGGAATTGTCTGATATGGTAACAAATGCCCCAACAGTAACCGAATCTCAGGGTGGCTTATTTGATTTGTTGGGATTTTCCCCTGAATCTCGCTCTTTGGCTATTGAAAAAGCCCAGATTCAATCTGCTATAAAAAGACAGTTGCAAAGGGAAAAGCGTTTATTCTCAACTGTTGGGAAGTCAAAAGCTGCCTCAGATTTAGCCAAAGCAGGAAATAAAATCAACGTAGAGGAGTCAAGTGAAATTGCTGATATTGCAGAAAAAGCACTAGGGGCATTTGATCAAGAAAAAATGCTAACAGGAAAAGTTTCGACACTTTTGAATCAAGCAGCAGAAAAATTAGCCAATAATCAAAAAGGTTCTGCTAAAATAATAAAAGAAGTATATGAACAGGTACTAGATGAGTTACAAAAAACTTACCGATTTGGAAAAAAACCGAGTTCTTGATGAGGTTGTAGCGTATAATCGTCTACTTGAAGACAAGAATCGGTTAGCTACCCAAAAGACAGAAAACAGTCAAAAGTCAAAACAATATTAAAAGAGGGTTTTGAGGGTGCAGAGGGTAACTGAAACGGTAAGATGGAGGAGGTGTTAAAGCCTTCCTTTTTTATATTAAAATTAGGATATATTTTACTTTTAACCCTATGCTATCCCTAAAATTCGTTGCTAACCAAGTCCAAAATTACCTCAATAAATTAATCAGAAAGTTTCAGAACCTCACACCTGAACTGCATAAAGTCGGGCAGTTTATGGTGGCATCAACCGACGAGAACTTTCAAAAGGAACAGAGTCCTTACGGGGAGAAATGGGAACACCTAGCCCCATCAACCCTTAAATACAAGGCTAGTCGGGGTTTTATTATGCAAATACTACAACGCCAAGGATTGTTGCGATCTTCTATTCGATATCGGATTGAAAAAGGAAGGGTTGAGGTAGGGACTCCATTGCCCTATGGCTCCTATTTACAAAAAGGCACTAAGAAAATGCCTAAACGTCAATTTTTAGGAGTAAGCCAACGGAATCGTCAGGAGATTATTGCTATTCTAAAGGGATCTCTTCGTTAATCTCGACAAGATTATCAACAAGACCTGGGTTAATTTCTTGGGGGATTCCTTCCTCGATGATTTTCAAAGTTTCCTTCGTCCAGGTGAGGATCAGTCTTTCCGTTTCCGATTGATCCTCAGAAATTAACGAAGCGATAATCAACAGTTCTATAAAATCCGTCCGCCGCTCCCCCATTAAAATCCGTCGAATTGTCTGCCAATCCCACCCACTTTTCTCGCTAAATTCCATCATCCCAAGATTTGCATTTATAAGATCCCGTCGAATTGACCGACCGAGAGCGCGATAGGGAGCCAATGCACCAGATCCTAACGTTTTCTTAGAAGGGTACTCTCTTTTTGTAATAGTCATTATTTATATCTAAATCATTGATTTAATTTTAGTCTATTTTCTTGTATAGAAATTATTTTTTTGCACCCTCTTTAAATGACTGATAGGGTGCGTTATTCTTTAAAAAGAATTATTTGTTTTTTGTATTGAGAAATGGTTGAAATCAGGCTCGATGCTCCAACTAAATTTAGGGTAATAAGAACTGAGGATGGTCGTCTCCATTGTGAGGGGTCTTTTTGTTGTGACGGGGTGTTGGAGTATCGTCAGCCTGATGGCTCCATAGTCCACGAACTCAGGAGACCGGAAACCAATGCAGAACTGGCCACAGTAGAGAGTTTCAAACTCCTCCCCCTGGTGATAGAACATCCCTATGTTGGACTTCTTAATAGCGAAAGCTACAAGGATTACACGGTAGGGATGACTGATTCTTCTGCTTATTATGACAAGACTGAAGGGGTGATCAAAGGCTTGGTGTCGTTTTTTGATGCTAAGGCGATCGCCCTAATTGATGCAAGGGAAAAGGAACAACTATCTGCTGGATATACCTGCGACATCAAGCAAGGGGAAGGGGTGTGGAATGGGCAACACTATGACAGGGAACAGATTAATGTCCGTGCCAACCATTTGGCTTTGACGAGCCGAGGAAGGGCAGGGGGAGATGTTCGCCTCCGATTAGATAGTGCTGCGGGGATTGGGCAAGCTGTCGCAGGGCAAGCTGTCGCAGGGCAAGCTGTCGCAGGGCAAGCTGTCGCAGGGCAAGCTGTCGCAGGGCAAGTCATCGAAAACCCTAGTAACCCTAACAAAACCAATGATAATGGAGATAATGAACAGCGTATGGCAATAGTTAGATGCGATGGAGTTGAGTATTCAGGAATCCCTGAATCTTTCGCTTCCATTAGCGGTACTCGATTCCGTGAATTGAAAGAATTAAAGGAACGCCACGATTCGCTTGTTACACGGTTTGATACTACGAGTCGGGAGAACCGGAAGCTAGAAGCCGCACGGGAAAATTACCAGTTCCGGTTAGATAACCTAGAGATCATCGTAGACAATGCCGATAATGTCCTTGGTGAATTAGGTTATTACCGGAATGACATGGGGCAGTACGTCCGTGTTGATGGAGGCAAAAAGAAAATGATGCCTCCCGTTCCCGAAGATGAAGAAATGATGGAAGAGGAGGACAATGAAGAAGAAGAAATGATGGAAGAATGGGATGTTGCAGAGGAAGAAGAAACTATGACTTCCAGAAAGAAAAAAAAGTCCAAGCCTCGTGTTGATAGCAACGACGAAGATGAGAGTGCTTGTCGGGGTGATTCGGTCGGGGATCTTTTGGCGATATGGAAGGAAGCCGACAGTTTGTTGCCAGGGTTCTCTGACGCTCGGTTTGATAGTAGCTTCTCTACTAGCGACATCAAACGCACTTTGTTAGCTGAAATCGAACCCAATATGGACTTGACGTTCCGATCCGATTCTTATGTAGACGGGGTTTTTGCCTACGTTCAGGAGAATCGTAATTCTTCCCCCACCGATCCAGGTGATAAAGAAGAAGGGGATGACGAGGAGGAAGAAGATAGAGACGATGGAGACGATGGAGACTCAGAGGAGTTCTCCCATCGCCTTGATTCGATGCTCAAAAGACCTGCTCAATCTACCTACGGAGATGAACTCACCGAAGGGGAAAGACGACGGGTGCACGCCTATAAGCAGCCTTTAACGATAGGAAAAACACGCATGGGGGTTACTAGATAATGCGGTACAACTACAATCTTCAATTTGATCGGGCGACTCCTGGCATGGGCGAGGGATCTATTAATTTTCCGAGAGTCAAAGCCCTTGTTTCTGTAAAGAATGCTGTTAAAGAGGTCTGGACTCTGGCGATTCCTGCCTCCCCTGCTTCTAGCACTGTATATACCGTCAGGTTAAACAACGGACTAGGCACGGCACGTTTTACAACCGATGCTAGTGCCACTCAAGCGGAACTGCAAGCTGGTTTATTGAATGCAATCCGAGTAAACCCTGCTTTTGGGCGACGGGGGATTGCAAGTGTTAGTGGGAATAACGTGCTATTCACGGCACTGGAATATGGTATCGAGAACATCCTGGTAGTTACTGGTGCTAGTTTAACGGCAACTGTAACCACGGCGATGATTATTCCTCTCCCCGTACCATTCGGTCGGTTTGTTGCCAGAGCAAACACCGAAACCGACCCCAAAGTTGCAGGACTTCCTACTGCTACCACTGACGTAATCTTAGGGATTACTCGAATCGTCAAAGACATCGAAATGCAACCTTTGATTTATCAAGGTGCAAACTATAGTGGGACAACTTACCCCTATCAGGATGTGATGGACGTGGTTGACCGGACAGGGGAATCGTCAGGGATCTGGGTTGAATGTGTTGAGACGGATATCACAATCAATGATGCCGTCTACGTCTCTGTTGCTGCGGGACACGAGGGGAAAGCAACAAAAGTGACAAGTGGTACAATTAATATCTCCGCGAAGGCTGAGTTCAAATGTTCCCCTGTGGTCACTAGCACTGGCGCGGTGTGCGTTTTAATCGGCTTCAATGTTCCTTAATATAGAAAGAACTTAAACTATGATGAACTTTTCCGGGACTACAAGGTTGGATGCTGATGAAATCGGGACGTTCTTTGGCACCCTGATGGACTTAGAAGCTCAAGTAGATAAGGAGTTCGATCTTGCGGACTATCCTTTCGCTGCTGGAGTCATTTGCCCTCTCAACATCCAAAACAAGCCCTGGGCAAAAACCTGGGGATATCGGTGGCTCCGTCACGTCGGGCAGTTCAAATTAATCCGAAACTACACCACAGACCTTCCCGAAGTGGAACTGGTCTATGGCGAGATGAAGATGCCGATCCATAAATGGGGACAAGGTTATAGCGTTTCCGAGGATGATATCGCGGCTGTCAGTCGAATGGGCGAGAGCATTGAGGAGGACAAAATCTGGACAATTCAAGAAGCCGCACAACAAAAAATCAATCAGTTGGTGGCAAACGGAGATTTAGAAACAGGGATGCCAGGGTTTCTAAATCACCCCCAAGCCCTGCGGTCTTATGCTCCCTTCCCTTTAAACGGGTCTGCAACATCACAGCAAAAGCTGAGCGTGTTAAATGATTGTGTTAATGCTCCGACTCGGTTGACCAATAACCGAGAGAAGCCTGACACTTTGCTGATGGATTCGGAAACTTACGAACACCTCTCCTCGGATATCATTCAAATTGGTACATCTGCCTTAGATCGCACGGTGTTAGAACACTTCTTAAAAGTCAACTCCAACATCAAAGAAGTCGGTGTGGTGTCCGAGATGGCTCCCGAATATTTAGAGTCGATTGGTTTGGCTCCTACCCGCTTTATTCAGGCTTTCCGTCGAGATCCTAAAAAAGTCTCTGCTAAGATTTATCAACCATTAAAGTGGACTGATACTCGTCCCATTGGTGTTGATTCTTTCTGGCGTGGTGCCAAGTTTAAGTTTGGGGGAATTGACCTCAAACGCCCATTCTCCATGCACATTGTAGTATTACCC